TGTAGAGGGTGTCGCGAAAGGTCGTGGTCGACGCCGTCGGTGTTGAGCGGCTGGTAATGACTGGATCCTGCACCGCCGAGTCGTCTTGAGATTTGGCCATGGTTGCTCCGCCTATGAAAAAGCCCGCACAAGGCGGGCAGAGTTAAAAGTTGTCGTTAATGCGAGTGATGGTTGCTGTTGCCGGCGATGTCGAGAATGGCCCCGTCGCTGCTGATGTCCTGCGTCGCGTGCAACGGGCCGTCGATGTTCACCGGCCCCTTGATGTTCACGCTCGCCTCCAGGTTGATCGTGCTGGACTTCACCGTCACGGCGCTGTCCGTCACCTCGGCCTGGGTGGCCCCGACCTTGATCGTGACCGTGCCGCTGGGCAGGCCGATGCTGTAGCTCTTGGCCTGCCAGTCGTAGACCAGCGAACCGCCATCGTCAAAACGCCAGACCTCAACGTGGTCGCGATTGTCCGGGGGCGGACCACCGTTGCCATACAGCCCGGGAATGAACGTGCCTTGTGCCACATCACCGCTGGCACTGATCAAGGTGCCCTGCTCGTTCAGGCTGGGTGCCCGCCAGTGCCGCGCCTTGCCGGCAGCGACGCTGTGCCAGCGCACCCAGCCGCTGACCCATTCCCCGTCCGACACCCGGCACACCGGCGGCGATGCGGCCAAGTCCACCGCCACCACGTAACAGTCCTTGACCACGCCGGCGAGCATGCGATCGTGCTGAGCGCTGGCATAACTCATTGCACCTCCTCAGGCCGCACCTCGCCGTCACCCGGTTCAATGTTCAGGACCAGGGTGCCCGGCGGCTGATCCGGCCACGGCCACTGCGCTTCGCCGAGGTAAATCTGCTGCGTCCACTCCACCACCCAGACGGTGTAGCCATCCAGTTCGGGTTTGGTCCAGTCCTGCATGGCCTGGACAAATTCGGACGGTTCCACCGCCACGCCCCAGCTCTGCATCCGCAGCAACACCGCAAGCTGCCCCGCGAGGAACACCGCCTGCTTATGGTGATCCGGTTGGATCGGATCGGTGATCACCCGCGCTTCGAACTTGCAAGCCAGTGCCGTCTCGCCGGTTGCCGAATCGATCCCCGACTCCATTTCGGCCAGCTCGACGAACACCGCCGGCAACGCAACGCGGTCTTCAATGTTCGGCCACACAGCGACCGTCTGCACGCCCGGCACGTGCGTCCGGACGTGTTGCTCGATGGCCTGGTACAACTGCTCGAGGCTGAATGGTTCGTCCGATTCATCCGTCACGTCATTTCCCCTTCAGGTACTTCTGCAGTTCAAAGTTGAGCTCCTGCTGCAGGACATGCAGCAGCTGCGCATCGGCCTTGCGCACCCAGCTTTCAAAATGCGGCCGAGCCTGCTCCAACGAGACCTTGGCCTTGGCCAGCGGAAAGCGGCTGTTGTGCTCGGCAATCCAGCCCGAACTCGCCCCGCCTCGTGCACTGACGGTGCTGCCGGGGTAGTCGTCGGCATTGAAATGCTTGCTGACCGTGCGAATCCAGATGTCCGCGCGGTTGCCGTAGACCTTCTTGAAAAAGGCGCCCTGATAACGGCGCCCCGCCACCGATACACCGGACTGGCCCTGCCGAGGATTACCGATCCGACTCGCCTCAATGGCGTTGAGACCGAACCACAACTTACCACTGCTGGCACCACCGCTGACCGGGTAACTGCGCAGACGCTGACGCACCGCCGCCACCGCAATGCGTTCCTGCCGACCCACCGCACGGGCAATGTGCGTACGCAGCCATCCCAGGGTTTTGTTGATCGCCCGGCGCTGGGCAGCAGCGGCGGCTTTCGGTACCAGCTTGGCGAAGTCCTGGAACGCTTGCAGATCCGCTGTCGAGGTCTGCAGGGAGATCATTCCGCCGTCGGCCGAGGGTTTGAAGTGACTGCCGACGCTCATGCTTTGGCCCTCAAGAGCAACGCCACCCAGCCGGTGCCGTCCGGCTCCAGTTTCACCAAGTCATACTGGCCGCCTCCGTCCTGTACCGGCAGATCGATGACCACCAGTTGGCCCGACTCAATCCCCACGGCATCACTGACGCGGATCTCGAACTGCGGCTCCCGCAGCGCGGTGTTGATCCGCCCCATGCGCGGCTGCAGCCAGGGCGCCGAAAAGAAGCCGGAGATCTCACGACCGTCGACCAATCCAATGTCGCCCAGGCCATCCAACACCAGGGCGTCCATGTCATCGCTCAACTCCCGAAAGCGCACAGTTACGCACCGTCGTCAGAGCTGTCGTCGGCATCACCGATGACGGCCTGAGTTTGACGCAGCAGCTGTTGCGCGAGCGGATCCTTGATCGAGGCGATGCGCCCCTCGGCGAGCAGCGCGTCTGCCACCTCCTTGCTCGGCGGGTTGTATGGCTCGCCTTTCATGACCACCGTGCGCCCGTCCTGCACGCAACCGTCGATCACGAGGAATTCGTCTTTTTTGGCCATATCACACCACCTTGGCGTAGATGAAAGCGTCCGGTTCCAGCAAGCCGGCCAACGCGGCGCTCTGCAGCTTCAACCAGCGGGCGCTCGGCTCTTGGGTCACCCAGCTTTTCGGGAAACGTGCGGCTTCGACCAGACCGCTCTCCACCGCCTCCAGATCCTGGATGGCGCCGTAGAGCATGGCATTGCGCGTGGAGGTGGAACCGACGATCAAGCCGCCCGCTGGGATCATCGGCTGCTCGTCATCGTCATCGTCCAGGTACCACTCGTCATAGCCGTACAGGTCGACGCCCGGATCGTTCAGGTAGCCCAGGTAGGTCACGCCGTCCGGGAGCTCTTCGGGCTTGATCAGGCCCATGTCGACGCGGCGGGTGTTGAGCTGTTTCATCACCGTTTCGTTGGACTGGAACGCGTCCAGCGCCTCGCCACTCATGGCCACGGTATTGGCCGTGCGTCCGGAGTCCTTGGCGATCTTGCGTTTCCAGCCACGCAGGTTGGCGATCGGGTCGCTGTCGGCAGTGCCCCATTGGCCGCTGCCCAGGCTGATCTTGTGGTCGCTGGCCATCAGGAAGTCGATGGTGTCGTCAACGCCTTCGCCCACCACCCGCACCTTGCCGGTGGTCAGGGCCTGGGCGCACATCCATTCCTCGCGCCGGGTGATCTCGTCGTCCAGATCACGCAGATCCTTGCCCAGCAATTGCCCCGCGCGCTCCAGCGGGGTGCGTGACGAAAACGGGTTGTCGCCGGCCGCACGCTTGAGCACCAGTTCGGCGGTGGTCTCGCGCTTGGGCTGGATATAGGGCGGCGTGTAGTTGTCGGTGTGGTAACCATCACGCAGCGAGACGCTGCCTGGCAGGCGCGGGTGAACAAACGGCGCCATCTTGCGTTTGCCCTTGATGATGTCGATGTCCACGGTTTTGGTGGGGAACGTCACCGGGCTGCCGCCGTTGAAGAAAGTATTCAGCAGAAAGCGGCGCGCAGTCGGCATCTGCTCGACCGCTTCCAGCATGGTGCGGGTATCAAAAATATCCATCGGTAGCTCCGGTTTAGCGAATGAACAGGCACAGGTCACGCAGCGCGGCTTTCGCCTGCGCCAAAGAGAGGCCCGCACCGAGAGTGAGTTGGCTGCCCAGCACTTCGCCGGTCAGACGGATCGGCGCCACTTGAGCGCCTTGGCTGGTGTCGGTGGCTTGGTCGAGGATCGCCCTCGGCGCCTCGGAGCCATCCGTGGCAGCGGACGCGCACAGCACGTATTCGCCACTGGTTTTCACCTGGCCCAGGACAGCGCCTCGCTTGAGGCTCTGGCCTGTAGCGATCACAGCGGTGTCGATCATCACGGGAAAGGGACCCGCCGACAGCTGATCAGGGACGTAGGTTTGACGTTCAGGGTTGCTCATGACGTTCTCCAATCAACGGCGCGAAGCGCCCGCGACGATGGCGCCGACCACGGCCTTGCGTTCGCCTTGGTCATCATTGCCAGGTGGGGTAGAAGTCGAAACACCGGTGCCATCGGCCTTGATCGCATTCAGGGAAATGCCGCGATCCTGGGCCGCCTTGAACAGTTGCAGGGCGGTGGCTTCGACCGAAGTGCCGGCATCGATGGCGGCGGAAATTTCGGCTTCGAAGCCCTGGCTCGCCAGGGCATGAATACCGGTGATGCGCTCACGCTCGGCGCTCGCGCCCTCCTCGCGGCTCTGGGTGCGGATGCTCTCCAGATCCGGCTGGCTGGCCTGGGCAATCTGAATGGTTTGCGGATCCGTGCCGGCGGCCAGCGCCTCACGCAACTCTGCCGTGCTGCTGACGGTGGTCATGTTGAATTTCCTCGGTTGGGTTGCGGCCGGTTTGGCCAGTTCAGTAATCAGTGTTTCAAGGGAGCCCAGGCGGTGGGCTAGGCCGGATTCGACGGCGGCGGCACCGACACGCAGTCCGCCAAAGTCGCCCATCTCAGGCACGCGCTCGGCATCGACGCCGAGGTTGCGGGCGACCTTGGCCACGAACACATCGCCCATGGCGTCGACCGTTTCGCCGACCTTGGCCCGGCCCTCTTCGGTGCCCAGATCCACGCGTTTGTTAGGCGCGTTGCGGCTGACGATCTGGTAGCGCTTGCGACCGCTGGCCGCTTCGCCTTCCACGACCGCCTCGACCACAACGCCGATGCTGCCGGCCAGCGCGGTTTCGTCGATGACGATCTCGCTGGCCGCCGAAGCGATCCAATACGCCGCGCTGGCCCCGGTGCCACCGATGTACGCAACGATGCGTTTGCGGGATCGGGCGGCATGGATCTGATCGGCCAATTCGTTGATCCCGGCGGCCACGCCGCCGGGGCTGTCGATGTTCAGGATGATCGCGTTGACCTTGGGGTCATCCAGTGCGGTCTGCAGGTCGGTGGCCAGTACCTGCGTGCTGGTCGCGCCGCTGATCTCGGTGAAGAGATTGGCGTAACGAAACACCGGGCCGACCACCGGGATAATCGCCACCCCGTTGCGGGTGCTGACGGTGCGGCTGTTGTCCAATCGCACGCCGGTCCGGCTCTCCAGTGCCGCCGGATCGCCCATTCGATCTGCAATGGTCAGCAGGTTGTCCAGGGCACCAGGCAGCATTAGCCAAGGCTGCGAGGCAGCCAGCTCAAATGCGCGGGGCATGGTTATTCCTCGTTGGGGTTATTGGGCGGCGGCGTTTCCTGTTCGCGCCCCTTGGGCAAAACGTGCAAGCCGTCAGCACGGCGCTGTTCCACTTCGCGCACGCGCTGGCGGTACACCTGCTGCCAGGGCTCGCCGGTCATGGCAGCGGTTTCCAGCGTTTCGTTGCTGACGCCGATTTCGATGCGCTTGCCGGCGGCGTTGGCTTCCTTCAGTTCGTCGATGGCACCGCGTGCCGGACCGATCCAGATCGCCTGGCAGTACGCCTTGCGTTTGGCCGGGTCGGCGTAGCCGGGCAACTTGATCAGCCCACGCGCCACCGCTTCGTCGATCAACAGTTCACGGCTGGGCTGGCAGAAGTCGCAGATCAGCCACCAGCGGCGCAGGCTGTAAAAGCGCCATGCCTGCAACATCGCCGCACGGGCCGCGCTGTAGCTGCTGCTGTAATGCAGCAACAGCTCCTCCATCGGTTGCTCCAGCGCCGCGCCAATCTCTTTCACCACCGCCGTGAAGAACGGGTCGAACTGTGCATTGGGCCGCGCCGGGTTGGCGATCACCGGTTCTTCACCCTGTCCCAAGTCGACAATCGCGCCCTCGCCCAACGCCAGCTCGCCGCCGGCGGTGCTATCGCCGCCGGCACCGTGGCCTTCGTTGGCCAGCGCCGACAGCGGCAGGTTGGAAACCTGGAAGTCGTTATTCTTCTTGATGAACACGGTGAACATCGCCGAGATCACTGCCGCCATCAGCTCGGCGCTGCTGTACCGCTCCAGCTTTTGCAACGGTTCCAGCACCGGCGCCAAGTACGGCGCACCGCGCTTCTGGCCCGGCCGCTCCTTGTCGGCCATGACATGCATGACCCGGCGTCGGCCGGTGGCCTCACCAAAGGCCGGCAGCCGCTCCCAGCAAAGCGCCTGCCCCGCCGTGTACTCGTTCGGGTAGCCACTGCAGACGTGATACGCCAGCGGCGCCCCGAGCCGGTCGAACTCGACGCCGTCCACCAGGTTCGCGCTGTCCAATTGCCCGGCCGGGTTGCACACCCGATCCGACTCGATCAATTGCAGACGCGTGCTGAACACGCAGCCCGGACGCTCATCGTCTGGACTGGCAATCAACACGTCGCCACAAACCATCGACGAGATCATCACCAGCGCCTGCAGCTGGTAATGGTTCAAAGTTGCCTCGGCATCGCATTCGCGCGGATCGTCGGCATACAGCGACCACAACCGGTCAAGCTGGGTGTTGAGTTCTTCCGCTTGCTCTTCGCTCACCCCCAACGCGGCGTGATCGATCTGCGATCGGCAGACCAGCCCGGTGCCCACCACGTTGGTGCGCAGGCGGGTAATGGCCGCCCGGGCGATCAGGTGGTTGCGCATGGCGTCCCGCGAACGGGCGACCAGCATGCGTCGCTCGCTTTGGTCGAGGTCGCGACGCGGACTGCCCAGCCCGGGAATCCAGCTGGCCATGCTGCGCAGTACACGCGAGGCGCCCCGCCAGCGAGTCTCGGTGCCGCCCCCGCCGCCCTGGGCAACGATGGGGCGTGCGCCGGACGCCGACTTGGCGAGCTTGATGGCCTCGCGCATCAGCAGCTCGGCCGGATCCTTTCGAAAGAAGCCCATAGTCAGATCGCCATGTAAGAGATGCGGTTGCGGCCTCGGCCTTGTTGCTGGGCCTGTTCCAGGGCGACCTCCTTGGCGTACTGCTGCTCCAGCAAGCGCAGGCTGTTCAGCTCGGCGCGGTACAGCTCGCGGTCCGCACGCCGCAGGCGCTGCCCTTTTTTCAGGACGTCAGAGATCGCCGCCCGAACTTCCACTAGGCGCTGTTGTGCGTCTGTCATGATTTATTCCTTAGTAACCCGCACGACTGCGGGTGCCTCGCCCTCGAGCGACTGCTCGACGCGGTACCGGTGCCACTGGTTGTTCGGTGTTGAACAGGGTTGGCTGCAGCAGCTGCTGCTCCAACTGATCCCACTCGTGATCGCGCAGCAGGTGAGTTTTCAGACTGCGTGCCGCATGCAAGGCATACACCTCACAGTCCAGCGCCTCGTTGCGGCGACCGGCCTTTTTCTGCCAGACCATCTTGCTGGGGTTGCGCGGATGCGGCGCCAGTACTTCGTTGGTGAGCTGCTCGTAGTAGTCCGAGCGGATCTCGCAATACCAGTGCATGCGCCCCGGCCCGACACCCTTCAGCCGAAGCCGACCGTCAATCAACGTCTTGGCCTTGTGCGTGCCGACGATGTGCACCCGCAGACCGTATTTCGCGGCCTTGGTGTTGTCTTGTGAGGTGTCGACCGACTGCGGCGGCTTGGTAAAGATCTCCTTGTCGCGGCTATCGATGGACGCGCCCTTGATCGCCATTACGTTGTAGCGCTGACGATCCCGCACGTAGGTGTACACCGCATCACTGGTGTTGCCGTCCGAGCTGTCGATGCTGACCGTCGACACCGCCAACTGCGCTCCGCCATCGGTGGGAATTGGCCGGGAAATGACCCGATCCAGTTCCTGCCAGACAGCATCATGCGGATCAATGGGGTTGCCGTGCAGTTCGCCCCAATACAATCGCCAAGACTCTTCGCCCCGGCCCCAACCGGTGATGACCAGTGCGAGGCGATCGCCCTGCACGTCCACGCCGACAGTGATCAGCAGCACGCCTTTGGGCGCCGTTAGTTCGGCATAAGGCTCGGCGCGCTTCTCCAGTTCGTCGGTCTTCGGCGCATCGCTCTGGTATTCGTAGCTCTCGCCTTTGGAGCTGTTCACGAAGGCGATCATCGGCCCGATGTTGCCCTGCGCCGCCGCGTGTTCGGCCTGGAGCTTTTTCTCCATCAGCACCTGAAAGCGCGACCCCCAAAATGTCGCGTACAACTCGTTGAGGATGTAGCCGGCAATCCCGCGAAACTCCGCCGTGGCCGACCAGCGCCCGTGCTTGAGGTTGGCGTTCTTCTGGTTGTCGTCCCAGATCGCGCCACAGTGCGGGCACGAATAGAACGTCTTCTCCGGCCGCTTCTTGCCGTACACCTCGTGCAGGTAGGCCGGATCCTCATCGCAGTGCAGATTGTCGAAGCTCAGCGCGTGTTCCTGGCCGCATTCGTGACACGGCACCAAGCCCACGCGTTTGTCCGACAGCTCCAGCTCGGCATCGATGGCCGACAGGCCTTTGATGGTCGGCGTGCCGCCGATGATGATCTTGGAACGGCGAAAGGTTTTCAGACGCTCCTTGGCCAGCTTGATGCTGTCGCCCTGCCCGCGCAGGTTGAGGTTGCAGTCGTCAGGCTCCTCAATCGCCACTCTCGGTACGGGCGTAGATTTCACGCTGGCCGGACTGTTGGAGCCGACCATTTTCAGGAAGCCACCGGGAAAACGCTTGAAGTCCTGACGCTGCTGCAGCTTGCGGCTGCGCAGGTCGACTTTCTTGCGCAGCCGAGGCGTGGCCTCGATCATGGGTTCGAGCTTTTCACCGACGTACTGTTTAGCGGCTTCGGCCTTGGGAAACAGCACCAGGATCGGTGACGGGTCGATGTCGATCCATTTGCCCAGCGCATTGCCCAACACCCCAGACGTCCAGGCCACTTGTGCCGATTTACGCCCAACGATCTCGCTGACTTTTGGATCGTCCAACGCTTCCAGTGGACCGCCGGGCCAAATGAGGTGTGGCGTCACATCAAACCGATATTTACCAGGACGGGCCGCCTCCTCCGGTGCGAGCCAGCGGTATTTGTCCGCCCACTCAATGATGCTCATGCGCGGCGGTGGTGCCCACCTCCTGCAGGCGCCGCGCAGCGCGTTACTCGCCGTCTTCTTCAAAGCCCTCCGGATGGTCCGGTTCGTCAGAATCTCCAGCTGACTGGGCATCATCCTTGTCATAGTCAGACAGCCTCCTCAGGATGGATTCAATGGGGTCTCTAATCAGTAGGTCGTCCACCTCGACGCCGTAGCGTGCAGACAGCTCCGCCGCCAGCGCATCAGGAAAGGTGTTGAGCAACTCGACTTTGGCCGAGGTGATCATGGCTTCGAAACGTTCGACCAGGTCTGCCGCGATCACTACCTCTCCCAGGTCCTTGGCCAGCGCCAGCTCTTCGCGATTGGCCCTGACTCGGTCCAATCGGTCGCGGGAGGATTCTTTTTTACCGTTGAGCGAGGCCTGGTGCATCAGCCACTGGATGACCGCTTCGGTGTCGTACTGGTTTTCGTTGCCCCGCCCGACGCCGAACTCGATCACCGGCATACCGTCGTTCTGCCAACGGGTCAGGGTGCGTTCGTCGCGGCCAACGATCTCGCTCAAGTCGGCCTTGCTGACTGTCTTGCCCATGTCTAACCCTTTGAAAAGACGGACATCCCTGCAAGATTCTCAGCTGCAGAGAATCCGCGAGTTCGATGACCCGTGTAGGGGGCGGCCCTCAGGGAGGACCCAGAAAAATCGGCCCCCGGCCGGGGCGCCGCCTAGGTGTGGTCGGTCGAAGCCGACTCGGAAACGCCCAACCGCTTGGCAACCCAGCGTTCGTAAAGGCCGATGGCGACATCGGCGCCGGCCATCGCGGTCAGGCAACCCAGAGCGCCCGCCGTCCAGATTGACATGCCGGCGGCGATCATCAGCATCATCGCTGTCACACCGCAGGCGATACAGGCACCGGATCGCAGCGCGAGGCGGCGCAACAACGCCCAGCCCCGCGCTCCGTCCTTATCGGCTCGCCACATCTCCCCCGAGACACCGCCGACCAGGGCCAGGACGATCACTAACCAGATCGGCATCTCAGCCAACGCTTGCTGCTCATTTGTCATGTTCTGCCTCAGTAGTGGCGCCACCAACGCCGGAAAAAGAAAACCCCGCCGGGGTGGGCAGGGTTTTCGGAGTCCTGGGTAGCCCCGGGACTAAGTGCATAGTTCGTGTGGGCTCTACGCCAAGGCGCAAATTCCATATCGTGGAGACTTTTTACCCCCCTCCGGAAAAACCGAAAAGGGGCGATTTTCGGTTGTCACGCTTGACGCAACTTTGGCTCACTTTGACGCAGCTTTGAGGCAGTCCACTCCGATGAACGGTCAGTACTCCTGACGCCGTTTCACGGATGAGGCACGTGTCAGATTGGTCTGGGCACTGCCGCTGCGCCGATCATGGTTGCGGGTCGTCGCCGTCCGCACCGTAAGAATGAGCTGCACTTGCTGATGCATGCGGTGCACCCAATTGCGGTAAGTCCGGTCGCCATCTTCGGGTAAACCCAGCAACTGCAACTGACGGCGAACCGGCAACGGCGGGTTCGCCAAGTAGCGGTTGTGTGCCAAGGCTGCCAGCTTGGCACCCTTCTCCGACTGCAGCCCCAACTGGGTGACCGCTGCGGCTACCTCGCAAGCCACGTAATCCATTCCGCCGCCACCGTTCAGCAAAAGATCACGAGACCCCGGTGTTCCACGCGGCGCGCTGCCGCCATATTGCATGATGGTCGCCATCGGACTGCCCAACCCCGGCCCGTCGCCAATCAGGCAGTGCTGCCGGCCCCAGTGCATCATCAGCTCTTCAATTTCCTCGATCATTGCTCCATTTCCCCGCCAATCGAACCCCACACAAAAATCCCGATACCCGACACAAACCCAACACAAAACAATCCCTTTAAAACCAAGGCCTTTATCCAATTTGAGTTGAGTGTGTTGGGTTTGTTGGGTTTTTCGCCCTTCGCATGAAAGGAATTCCGACCGCCATTCTTGCCATCAAATAACGTCACGCATGCACGCACGCGTACGTAAACCCAACACACCCGACACGAAGCCCGCCAGTCTGCGAAACACAGGGGGTTTACACTGTGTCGAGTAGCCCACGACAACCCAACACATACCCGACACACCCAACACACTTAGATGCGTCGTCATGCGGCAGCCGCCTTGATGTGATCCCAGTTGTCCACGTTCCAGCCCGCCAGTTTCGCTTTGGCCCGCCAGTTCTCCACCTGCTTGCCAAGCTCGGCCGCTTTCAGTGATGGGGGCGGGGAAGCGTCCTGATCGACCGGAAAGAAGAACGCACCGAATCGTCGGTTGTTACCATCGGTCCAAGGAATCGCCCGCGTCTTGTTCATCTCCGAACTGATGAACAACGAGAACTTCGTCTGACTCATGACGTGCTCCTTGTTGCGCTGGCACCACTCAAGGAACAGCGAATACAAATCCGTGGAGAGGCATGGCCCCCATAACCCCTGACCGAGCTCACTGTACTTCCACAGGTGGAGGAAGGTTTGCCAGCCGGCACGACTCAGGGCGACCAACCGCTCCCGGGCATCGGTAGACGGTGGACGTGTGCGCTGACTGAAATCGCCCAGGTCAACCGCCAACAGCCAACCGTACAGCGCCGCGACGCCGCCTTTCTGCAGCTCCTGGCCTATGGCCTTCTGGCGCTCCATCGGCAACGTCTCCAATGGCCACACCACCAGCATTCGCCGGTCAGTGTCGCTGATGGGCCAGGGCAGGATTTCATTGCTCAGGAACACCGCGTTCATGTGGTTGGCCTCTTCCCAGCCGTTGATGAACTTGGATTCCATTCGTACCGTTTTGCCTGTTACCAGATGCTTGATCTTGCCCACCTGGTTGTAGCGCTGGTCGCGACTCACAACCTCCTCGAAGACCGCCCAAAGCTTGCGGCTTTGCCAAGCGTTAAAATTGCTTTCCAGCTGAGTCTGTCCGACCGTCGCCGCATACTGCCCGTACAACATGCCGAGCGTGTCGGCAAAGAACAGGCTCTTGCCCGAGCCTTCCATGCTGGAGTGCATCAGCACCGCGGTGTCCATCTTGGCGCCGAGATGTTGCAGCGGATAAGCCAGCCAGCACGTCAGCCACCGCACCGCATCTTCGTCATGGTTGCAAAGGAACGAAATTAACCAGCGCAGGTTGGCGCAGGCTGCATCATCTCTGACCGGCTTAAGGGGCAGCCCGTCGAAGGTATTGATGTACACGGCCGGATCCTTGGTCATAGTCGGATCGAACACGATGTGTTCAACATCCACCGTTCGCCGCTCGCTACTGTTGAGCCATAGTGGATAGGTGTCGCCCAACGCCATCTTGACCGCACCTTCGGCGATACGCCGCTTTTTCTCCCGGTCCCACACGTCCTTGGTGCCGTCGATGTACACGTAACGATCCGTCGGCGACATGCCTAGGGCGCCGCCCTTTTTGCCGGCCATGCGACGCGCCTGCTCGATGTCACGGACGTGGTCATCGGAGATAAGACGCTTGCCAGTGTCATCCAGCCAGGCCTTGGCCAACGGCTTACCTACCCGGGCCTCGAACGCCGACTTCTTCATTACCTTCGACTGGTCGCAGTCCCACACATGCGTGGTGCCCTCCACCAGTGCAAACCGACGCAACACCTGCTCAAGGGCTAACTCCTCCCCCGCTCCCCCGGGAGTTGCAGGAGCGGCCTCGCTAAATGCCGCCTCATCATGCTCATCTGCCGCAGCTGCATCACCAGAAGGGGGCGGGGGAAGATCTCGCGGATCCGGTCGAGACGAATGCTGCATGCCCAACAGGCGCGCCGCCTCCTTGACCGCCCGCGACTGATCACCGCCGTGCTCAAGTAGGCAGTACACTTCAAAGGCGTCGTTCTGGTGTCCGTTGGCGAGCGGATCGGCGCCGTGGTGCGAATACACCTTACCCTCGGTCACCGTGATGCCCGGCAACCCTGTGCCGCTCTGTGGATAGAGCCACTTGCCGCCGCGTTTGGTGTAACCATTGGCGTGCAGCAACTCTTCCACATCGTGACAGCGGTTGAACTCGTCGATTACAGAAGGTTGCTTGCCATTGGCCGGTGCCAGACGCTTGATCGGCTTGCCAAGGGGCTTTTCTGCCTTCACCACCCAGGGACACGCAGCCTCGGCATCACGCTTGAAAAGCTCCCAATTGTTCCAGATAGCCAACAATTCATGCGGCAGTACCGGTAAGCCATCCTCTACCTTAGGCGGCGTACGCCATGCATAGGGTTTTCCCGTACCCGGATGGATCGATGGAGGCAACACATCCTGCACGAGACCCGCTCGCAGCTCGAACACCGTGAAGCGCTTGAACTCCTCTGCCTCGGCCCGCGCCACGGTCTCACCTATTGCATCGCCGGCTGCTTTGGCAGCCTTAGCTTTCTCGATCAAACCCTTGTGGATCGTGCCATCCGGATCTTTCTCGTTCGGCCACGCCAATGCATGCCGTGTCAGCTCGACGCCGTCCGGCACACGAAACATGATCCGGAAGCGTGCGGGGTTCCCAACAACCGTCGGGAATACCAACGCCATTGCATCCAGATCAATTTCCAGCAGTTCGTAGAGGATATGCCTTGTCCATTGCACATCATCAACGTCTAAAGAGCAGACGCGGCTCGGACCCAGCACCACACCCAGGTTGTGCGCAGGATTGGTTTGCCAAAAAAGAGCGGCTTTCGCCGCTTCGGTGATGTAACCCCCGGGCTTATTCCAGCCCATGCCCTTAGGGGCCTTCTCCCCTGGCTCGATGGGAACCAGGGCGAGATTGAAGGAATCGATGTAACGTTGCGCCCACTCTGCGGTGGGCGCTCCTTTGACCTGCTCACTCATCGGCGACGCTCCCGCAAAGCCTGGCAACTCACGCAGGTCTGACAACCTTCGATCGTCTGCTGACGAAGTGCCGGGATGGGCTCATCACAATCAGCGCAATACTCGGCGCTGGAGACACCTGTTGCCGGGCGGGGGCGACGATCCAAAGCGACCTGCAGGAAGTAATCGGCCTGATCGTTGGCCGTATCGATCACATCAGCCATGCTCGTGCCCCTCCATCGCCTGACGGGCGCCGGCCATGATGCCCAACACTGCGCGAATCACGTCCGCACCATGTTTCTCCAGTTCAGCGACTTCGTGCTGTTCCCATACGTTGTCCGCCGCGCCCTCGTGCATGCTGGAGACAAACAGCCCTGTTTCGTGCAGCAACTTGCTGACGGCCAAAAGCGCCTGCTTCGTGGGAGCTGCGGCTTCGGGTTTGTACCAAACCATTCCTGCAGGACGCATCAGCGCGTCCAACAACACAGGGCTGGCCGTCAACCGGATAACTTCTTCCAGTTCGTCCGGGTCCAGCCAGCGCTGTTCGAAGTCGTGCTTCAGCTTTTTCTGGAGGGTGTCGTAATCGATAACCATGTCCAGCGCCAGGGCAGTGACACCGCCTCTGTAGGAATGGCCAGCGCGATACAGCGCCTTTCGAAGAGAAAGAACCGGCTCAGCGGCCGGCAGTTTTGCGTTGCGACTCATAACCGTAAAAACTCCTTTTACGGTCTAGTCATAGAGACAGGCACAACCTATCCTACGACCACGACCGATGTGCATTGCTGTGTGTCGTCGCCGCCGGGCTGGGGGATCTTTGGTGAGAGGCCCCGGCCTGGCACCTTTAAGCTATTTCCTGCTGGGTCTCAGCGCCTTTTTCTTGCTCAAAAAGCCGTTCAATTGCTTTGCCCGTTTCGTATCGAATATCCGCACCCTTAGCAGCTCGAAAAATCGTGGGTTGCGTCGTTCCGACACGCTCCGCAATTGCACGCTGCGAATAGCCAAGCCCCAGAAGTACGTTCAGCATCTTTTGAATAGTCATGTGATTCACCAATGCGTTTTCGCATTGAGCTGATAATACGCATGCGTATCGATGAGCGCAATACACTCCCAATACGTTTACGAATCAGAGGACCAACATGTGATAGGCAAGCGTATAGCTCAGCGCATGACGGAGCTTCAGCTATCAGAAGGTGAATTAGGTCGCAGGTCCGGCGTACCTCAACCAACTATTCACAGGATAATCACCGGCGAATCGCTGAGTCCGAGGCAATCGAACGTCGACAAAATTGCGAAGGCTCTTGCTGTTACTTCGAATTGGTTGTGGACTGGTAAGAACGCTGGATCTGAGACAAGTACGCTTGCGCACGCCAACGTGGAGCCAGGCCCTGCTATTAAAGGTTCTGTTCCATTGATTTCATGGGTACAAGCGGGTGCGTGGTGCGAAGCAATCGATATTATGAATATCGGCGATGCGGAAATTTGGCTTCCATGCGCCGTATCTCATAGTAAGAAAACCTATGCGCTTCGTGTGCGCGGGCTATCAATGTTCAATCCTCATGAACGTCGATCTTTTCGAGATGGCGACATTATCTACGTCGATCCAGCGAAGGATCCAGAAAACGGATCTCTTGTCATCGCCAAACTGACGAACAGTGATGAAGCAACGTTCAAGCAACTGGTCTTGGAGGGGCATCGTCAGTTTCTCAAGCCTCTCAATCCATCGTGGCCTGAACCCATTATTGAGCTACCGCCAGATGCTGTGATTTGCGGGGTTGTCATTTCAAAATTGGAAATTTTCTAAATCGCTGCTCCCAACAAGACCGCCTTTTAGGCGGTTTTTTTGTGGTCATCGAAAAATCAATACATATTCGTATTGACCAGATCGATACGTATTTGTATTGTTCGCCTCGTATACCTCTCAACAAGAGTACGAGCGATGACCTCTATAGCGCCCCACGAAAATGTAGTTACTGCGGACAGTTTGCCGGATGAAACCACGATAGAAGTCCGACAAATCGAGCATGGTGATACGCCATGAATTGCTTTCAGCTACCACTCATGGAACAAGACCTGCTGCATCACATGTTGCAAACAGGCGGCCGAGCTGCCTGCTCAATGGTGCGGCCAGCGCAAACAATTCAAGCGGTGTTCGATGTTGAGTTGACTGCGGAATACGCACTTGTCCGAGTCGACGTGGCAGGGCGCTCAGACCAGGTGAAGCTGCGTCGCGGTGATCGAGCCAATCACCTACATCTACGTGACTTCATGCACGAAGTAGCAAACCGCCAAATCGCAGAAAACGTCATTTCAGAAGGAGTTCGACATGAATCGTACTCTTGACCAGACCGCGGCCTTGCTTGGCGTCAAACCACGCGCCCTTCGCAAGGCGCTCCGCGAACTACGCATTCTCACGCCAGCGGGCGATCTAGCGAGTCACCACCGTGACAGCGGCCATTTGTTCTCCGATCCGCGAAGCGTCCAAGTAGGTCCGAAACGACACAAGCATTACGCAGTGGTGATGGTCACCGAGACAGGCATCCAGTGGCTTGCGAAAAAACTGGGCATCGTAATCACGGATCAGGAAGTCGCTGCATGAAGACCAATTACTACAACGCATATACGCAAGCAGTAGGTACCTTAAAACTGATTCCGATTTACCTGAATTGCCCTGGAGTTATCAGCCGGGCGACGCTCGTTGGTGCGGCGACAGAAGCCGTCCAACTGCTCGAAAGCATGCCCTCGCTGAGTGTGGAACTCGCAGAGGTTTTCCGTAGCGTCAACGCGGTGATATTGGAAGGTCAGACGGCTTACGTCACACCTACCAATTCTCCCGAGTTTCCTTATGGGGCGGTTGTAGCGGACCAAAAAGGTCACGTTTGCGCCGCAGCTATGGGGCGCAGCAAAGAAGGTCTGGCTGAGTTGATTCGCTTGAAGCTCCTGCCACAAGCCGAGGGGTATGGGGAGGATGCAGCGTGACCAGCACCCTCAACCAGCTTAGAAAGCAGTTCGATACACCTTGCCCGTCTATTGCCGAGGTACGCGAAAGGTATTTCTCGCACATCCGAACCGACCGCTACCTGTTGAGGGAAATAAAAGCAGGTCGCATTCCGTTGAACATCAAACGCCTGCACAGCTCGGCGCGGGCAAAACCCGTGATTTATCTACATGACCTCGCCGACTACCTCGACGCCCAAGCAGCAACAGAAGCGGCTTGATTTCACGGGCTAGATTACCCAGCTGCCGTCCTCTCACCAAAGATCCGGCGGCTGGCTCAAACAAGGAGCACAGCATATGCACACATCTCTAGACCCAATCGCCCCCGAGCCGGCTGTTGAGATTTGCCAGATCGACAAGATTCCGGAAGACAAGATGGCCGAACTGGTCGGCACGACCCGCCGAGCATTGCAAGGCAAGCGCGCCAGAGGGGTTATCCCCAAAGGTGTTTGGAACACCATCGACAGCCGCATTTACTACAGCATCAGGAGATACGAGGCATGGCTCGAAAGCCAATGGGATTGCCCACCGGAGTTGAATTTGCTGGACAGTCCGTCCGCATTCGCTTCACCTGGAACGGGCAACGCCGTTGCGAAACCCTCCCCTATCCCCAAACGCCGAAGGGGATTAAGGCTGCCGCCGACCTACGCGCTAACGTAACCAGTCTGATCAAGCATGGCGTCCTCGATGATCAGCGCTATGCCGAACTGTTCCCCAACTCAGCTTATGCCACCTACTCGGCGACTCCCCGTTTCGGGGAGTATGCCCAGGAGTGGCTCAACAGCCGGGAGATCGTGGCCGGTACACGCAAGAACTATCTCGGCTCCCTCAATCTGTACTGGATGCCTTATCTGGCAATGCTGCCCATCGACAGCATCACGTCGGTGATGCTGCGCAAGGTGGTGGCCAACACCGAATGGCCATCGCCAGGCGTGAAGCGCTCGGCGATCCAGCGTTTGACCATGGTGTTCGGTACCGCGGTGAAAGACGGGCTGATCAATCGCAACCCGGTGGACTCCATCGAACTGCCGGCGAGGGCCAAGAAACCGATCGACCCCTTCACGGTGGACGAAGCCGACGCCATCATCGATCACCTGTACAAGACGCTGACCCATTCGATGCGGATCTACGCGGCGTATTTCGAGTTCGCCTTCTATACCGGCATGCGTCCCAGCGAAATGGCGGCACTGCGCTGGGAAGAGGTCGACAAGGAAAAGCGCCTGGTCAATGTGTGTCGGATCGTCGCGGACTACAAGATCGAGGAGCGTACCAAAACCCGAACCGAGCGCCAGGTCATGCTCAACAGTCGCGCGTTGCACGCTATAGAAGAAGCCGAGCGCGTGGCCAAGCAACGCACGCAGCAGAGCCGTCGCAAGCAGGGGGAGTCGCCGTTTGTGTTCCCGCCCACCAAGAACTTCGAGTTCATCCAGCAGGCCAGTGTGACCGACAAACATTTCCAGGCGGCGCTGACCGATTTGAAGCTTCGCGCCCGCCGGCAATACAACTGCCGACACACATACGCTACCATGTGCCTCATGGCGGGTATGAACCCTGCATTTATTGCCACTCAGCTCGGTCATAGCGTTCAGATGCTGCTATCGACCTACGCCCGATGGATAAACTCCAGCACCGACTGGGGTGAACTCGGGAAGCTCGAAAACAGCTGGATTG